GTCGGAAAAGGTTACTACGCCTTAGTTCTCTACCGCAAAGCCAACTTTTTTAAATTGCATGATCATACCATTGTTTCCATGGGGAATTTTCTTGGAGCAGTAAAAGTTGTAATCAAGCAAGCGGTTTTCAACTTCTTTTTTGAAGCTAGAAGGCAGGTTAAGTACTAAAAGCTGAGGTTCGCCTTTAGTGTCTAAATTAGCTGGAATATATTCGTAGCAAAACTCCCAGCAAATATTATTTATCTTTTCGGTCATCTTTGAACTTAGACACGAGAGCAGCGACTGCTTCGAGGTCCCCTTCCAGCATTAATTCTGCTGGCGTTTTTAAGCTTATTTCTTCCAAGGGTGTATTCAGCCAGACGGTTGCTCCGTATACTGTGTGATGCTGAGCGATAGCCTTCATTATTTCATACTTCATTAATTTGTCTGAAGAAGGTAGTTGCTCAGACAAGGAAACCTCAATTTTTTTTCCTTTTTTAACAACTAGGCCCTTTTTACGTTTATCGCTCATAAAATTATATACACTATATAATGTATTATATTAAAAAAGTATTATAAATCAACACAAATCAGTGTATATTATATCTAATGGCAAAGAAGCCCCAAATTGAGATACCTCAATTAAAATCAACGTTCAGAATTAACAATCTGAAATTAACAGAAAAGCAAAAACTGTTTTTGTCTTTGGCTCTTAAGCCAGAGTCTAATATAATGTTTGTTAGTGGCCCCGCCGGCTCTACCAAAACATACATGGCTGTATATTCAGCGCTTAGACACTTAAGCGCCGACGAAGACTTAGATTTGCTTTATGTTAGGACCGTGATAGAAAGCGCGGAAAAAGGCCTCGGTGCATTACCGGGAGATATAGAGGAGAAATTCAACCCTTATATGATGCCTCTGCAAGATAAATTAACAGAGATGCTGCCCAAAACAAATACTGCAAAAGCGGAGATGCTGGACAGTGGCAGGCTGCAAGCAATGCCAATTAATTACTTAAGAGGAGCAAGTTGGAAAAACAAGATAGTGGTAGCTGATGAAGCTCAAAATTTCACATTCAAGGAGCTGACTACTTTAATTACTCGCCTTGGCATAGGCTGCAAACTTTTTATATGTGGTGATTTTATGCAGAGCGATATAAATGGAAAAACAGGATTCAAGAAAATGTTTAAGCTATTTGACGATGCGGAAAGCAAGAAAAAAGGAATCCACTCATTTTCTTTCACTAAGGAAGATATAATGAGAAGTCCATTACAGAAATTCATAATAGGGAAATTAGAGCAACAATTGGTGTAATAATATCTCATGGAAGGACTTTATACAGTTTTAGCGGCTTTAATATCCGCTTCAGCTACTTTAGTGAGCGTTTGGGCAGGGAAGAAAATACTGCATAGAGCCAAGACCGACTCTATCGTAAATGAGACTATTCAGAACGCTAATGTATATACTGCTTTAGATTTTCTACTTGAAGAGTCTGGGTCTGATAGAGCTTATGTGATGGAGTTTCATAATGGCGATCATTATTTTTCGGGAAGAGGCCAGCAGAAATTTAGCTGTACTTACGAAACGGTAAGGAAAGGAATAAGCTCCGAGTGCCATTCCTCCCAAAATCATCGCATATCTAATTTCCATCATTACATAAGTGTAGCTGTTAACGACGGAGTGTTCTCCTTGGAGAATATACAAGACACTGAAGATGTATCCTTTAAGGGCTTACTAAAAGATAAAGGGGTTCAAAGTATATTTAACGTACCCTTAAAAACTCTAAACGGAAAAGTTATAGGTATGCTAGGTATTGATTACGTAAGGAGCTCTCGAACATTTGAAGAAAAAGATTTACAATTTATGAAGAGACAGGCTCGTATAGTAGCGGGCTATTTAATCTAAAATAAATTCATTGAATTTTTTGTACAATTAGTGTAAAATATAGTGTATGAATACTGAATTTTGCATGAACTGTGGGGGCAAAGTAGAATTTGCTTTAAAAGCTCCAAATTTTTGTCCTTCCTGTGGTAGTCCTTTTAACGAGGTCTCCAAAGCTTCTTCACAAGTCGTTTCGGAAGTTTCAGAAACACAATCCGACCCTAATGATATCTCAACGCAGGTGCCTCAAATTTCCGAGCTGCAGTACTCTATAGGAAACGCTGCCAAGCCCGTAACGTTTGGAGAATTAGCCCAACAGGCGCAAACTTCTTCAGGACCTTATGAGAAAGCTCCTCCGCGTCCAGCTCCTAAGCCTCAAGATGGCAAAGACGTCATCAAAAGTGTTATGGCTGAGTGTGCTTCGGCTCGCGAACCGAGAGAGCTAAGTGACACGTAAAAAAGTTTCATATGAGGATGAGTATGAAACTATAGAAATAGAGCTAAAAAAAAGGCAAGGAAAATGGTTCTTGAATTCCTTGGCGTGGATTGACTTTGATGACGTAAAGCAAATTATACGCACTCACATTTACAGGAAGTGGGATCAGTGGGATCAAGAGCGCCCATTAAAACCTTGGCTTAATAGAATAATTTCTAATCAGCTTAAAAACATACTGCGTAACTATTATAGTAATTTTGCTAAACCATGCTTGAGTTGCCCGTTTAATCAAAGCGGTATAGCTGAAGAAAATACAATAGGCCTATGTGGCTTTACTGCAAGCGGCACCCAATGCAATGAATGTCCCTTGTACTTAAAATGGGAAAAGACTAAAAAAGCTGCTTATGATATTAAAATGGCAGTTAACCTAGATGGGCAAGCTCATCATTTAAGAAATGAGAATGCGGTAAGTTTTGAAATGGAAGCTGCTCAAGAAAGACTTCATGCTGAAATGAAGAAAACCTTATCTCCTAAGAATTATACCATATACCGAATGCTCTTTGTAGAAAACTTAACCGACGAAGATGTTGCAGAGAAATTAGGCTACAGGACAACCGAGAAAGGAAGAAAGGCTGGCTATAAGCAGCTTAAAAATTTAAAGAAACAATTCAAGCTTAAAGCGGAAAAAATCTTAAAAGATAAAGATATATTTTATGGACAACAAGGTAACACTTACTAAAGAGCAAAAAGAATATATAGACTCTAATTATAAAAAGAATCCTGATCTTATAGAATTAACTAAGTCAGTATTTATGGATTCGTCTCTTGACGGTAGGTCCAGAGAAGGTCGGGCTGTCAGGGAATATATGGCAGAAAAAGATTATAAGTATAACACGACCAAGCACGAAAAAGCTAAAAAAGTCTACCTTAGCGAAGAGCAAAAAGAGTTTATTCTAGAAAATGTAGATGCTGGAATGAAAGCTTTTGAAGTAACTAGATTAGTATTTCCTGACGGTAACGTGACTCCATTGAGTAAAGAAACGCTAACTGTAGCTGACTTTATAAAAGATAACGCTCCAGAAAAAGTTCATGAGGCAGATAGCGCATTAGGTACGAGATACAAGCCTGTCAAGGATATGGAACAGGTAGTAGTGAAGGTCAACGCTTGCACTGATCAAAATTTATCTGCAGAAAAACTTAGCGTACAGCTCAGGAAAGGGTTAGAGACCCTAATTGGTTTTCTTCGAGCCCCTAGATTAGTTCAGACAATAACGAATTATACAAACAAAGCACATAGAGACCTTTTTGAAGCAGAATTTATACGTGCTACATGGGACAAGCCTGACCTGACTTCTGATGAAGTTAATTTATATATTAACGTATGCATTGATTATATTAACTTAATGAACATACAGAAAGCTGTAGACAAGCTAAATCAAATGTTTGAAGATTGCGAGGACCAGAGAGAGATGACAGTGAGATTAGCGGAGCTATTAAAAACCAAGAGCGAGGAATACAATCAGTGTGAAAAGAGAATGGAAAGCCTTATCACCAGACTTAATGGTGATAGAGCTAAGCGTGTACAAAATAAACATCAACAAAATGCATCCATACTTAGCCTTGTACAGTTGTTTCAAGAAGAAGAGGAAAGGGAGGTAATGATTAAGATTGCTGAGATGCAAAAAGAATTAGTACAAGAAGAAGCTAATGAAATTGAATCTATGCCTGACTGGAAAGCTAGAGTTTTAGGATTAAGAAAAGAAGACGTAATTTAATGCAAGAAGAATACGCGTGCAAAGAGTGCGAAAGTAAATTCAAATCTGAAGGGGCTCTACATAAGCATCTAAAGGCTCATAATATGAGTATGGCAGAATACTATACTCGTTTTTACCCTCGGTATAATAAATTAACCAAAGAGCCTCTTCCCTTCAAGAATAAACTAGATTACTTTAATATAGACTTTTCTAATAGAGGTCAAATGATTGAATGGTGCAATAATACAGATAACAATGAAGTTAAAGAGTATATAATAAACCAATTAGAGAATAGAGTAAAAAATAAAGAA